TATGGGTAATACCCTTATGGCACGTGTACGCGGTTTACTTGCGGAACACTTAGCCCCAGGCGGTCAGGTCGGGTAATGTCAGCTATCTCTACCCTGCGTGGAACAATCGCGGCTGCTCTAAGTGATAACACGAGCTGGCAGGTGTTTTCCTTCCCACCTGCCAGTCCTCTGGCTAACAGTATTGTTATCGAGCCAGGTGACCCTTATATCGAGCCGTCTAATGACCATTACAAGACCGTTAAGCCTAAGGTTAACTTTAAGCTTATCGTGTTAGCGCCTATGTTCGATAACCAGGGAAACCTAATTAACATAGAAGATTATTACCTAAACATTGTAAACAAGTTAGAAGCATCTAATCTTGCTTACAGTCTCGGAACTTTTACCGCGCCAGCCGTTCTTCAAGGAACAGCAGGAGAACTACTCTCAGGCGAGGTAACTATCAGCATACTCTCGGATTGGAGCTAACATGGCTGAGGTAGACAAAGAGCGCGAGGCTTTCCTTGCTAAAATTGGCCAGGTCAAGCCCGTCGTAAAGAAAGAACAAGCAAAACCAACACAGAAAGATGAGGAGTAATCATGGCGATTACGCTAAATAACAAAGTCGGACTCAAAATCGCTAGCGTAGATTTGTCCGACCATGTGACCTCTGTCACACTAAACCAAGCTTTCGATGAACTCGAAGTTACAGCGATGGGTGACACAGCTCACAAGTTCGTAAAGGGACTAGAGTCTGCAACTATCACCGTGTCATTTTTGAACGACCAGGCTGCCGCTTCTGTTCTTGACACATTGTCAGATGCTTACGGTACAACCGTGGCATGGAAACTTATCCAGGATAAAGTCGCAGCAGTATCAGCGACTAACAAGCTCTGGACTGGTGACCTTTTGGTTAACAACCTAACACCTATTAACGGTGCTACAGGCGATATGGCCACTATGGACATTACTTTCACAGTAAACTCAGCAGTAACAGTTGCCGATAGCGGCACCTGGTAAAAATTAGATAGGGGCAAAATGGCTAGCTTAAGAATTACTAGGGCAGATGGCACACAGAGTAAACACGAAATTACTCCAGTCATAGAGTACGCGTTCGAACAACATTTTCGTAAAGGCTTCCACAAAGCTTTTAGAGAAGATGAAAAACAAGAACACATTTACTGGCTAGCCTGGGAATGTCTCCGCCGCGCGGATGCTCCAGATGTTAAACCTTTTGGTTTACCATTTTTGGAGACTCTGTCCTCAGTTGAGGTCGCGGTGGATGATTTCCCAAATGGCTAACGCGCGATACTTTTACGTATCGGATAGCCCAGCTTTCCGTACACACAGGTATCGCGCCTAGCGAGTTTATTAACATGGATAAAGACTTGCTAAAGGCTTTCTATGAAGTCCTAAAGCAACAGGCAAGAGAGCGAGAAAATGCCAGTCGTAGTAAGCGGCGTACCAGAGCTTAAGAAGGCTTTGAAGAAATACGCACCTGACCTACGTAAACAAATGGACGCGGAAATTCGCGTAGCTCTTAGAGAAGTTACAACTGCCGCTAAAGCAAAAGTACCTGGGATGGCTCCAGGCAATTTGTATAACTGGAATGATAAAGGCGGCGACCCTATTAGCCGTACTTCTAAGACCAGAGCGTTTCCTAAATATGATGGTGCGCTGGTACGCCGTGGTATTACCTATAAAATGGGTGCAACAAAACGTAATCGTCTAGGTTTTTCATCTTTATATTCTTTACTGAATAGCGATGCTGTAGGCGTAATTATTGAAACCGCTGGCCGTGTTAACCCGTACGGACGCACACAAAAGGCTGGACGTCGTTATGGCCAGGGTTCGCAAAATATCGGACAAAGCAATAACCCTAATGCTGGTCGTATATTTGTGGGCGCGATGAATGATATTGGACCACTAAAACAATACGACAAGTTTAGCCGCGGTAAAGGTCGCTTACTTTATGCCGCTTATGCCGATAATCAGGGTAAGGCGCTGGACGCAGTATTTAAGGCTATTGACAAAGCATCTAAACTACTTGACGAGCGTGCCACAGTTAGAAAGGCTGCATAATGCCAGCTATTCGTATAGATATAGCTTCAGAGTTCAAGGATAAAGGATTTAAGAACGCTGAGAAAGCTAGCACGTCTCTTAATTCTACATTTAAGGAATTAGGTAAAACTCTTTTAGGTGTTTTATCTGTACGGGAAATAGTCCAATTCGGTAAAGCAAGCGTTAAAGCCTTTGAAGAAGATGAGCGTGCAGCGTCGCGTTTAAGCCAGACTCTAGGTAATCTCGGTTTAGCTTTTGAGGACGCTAGAGTATCTAAATATCTTGCAGATGTTGAGACTGCTACTGGCGTATTAGATGATGAACTACGCCCAGCCTTTCAGCGCTTAATTAGTACCACTGGGTCTGTAACTAAATCTCAGGAATTGCTAGGCCTAGCTATAGACATGGCTGCTGGTTCTGGTCAGAGTTTAGGTACTGTTACTGCCGATTTGACTAAAGCATATGTAGGACAGACAAGAAGTTTAGCTAAATATAATACTGGTCTTTCTACAGCAGAATTACAGACTGCTGGTTTTGCAGAAATACAAGAAGTTTTAATAAAGCAATTTACGGGACAAAACGCAGCATACTTAGACACCTTCTCAGGTAAAGTCAATATGCTGAATGTGGCATATGCGAATATGCAAGAAACGGTAGGCGAAGGCTTAGTAGACGCATTTACGATTTTGTCGGGTGACCAGGGTATCGGCGCTGGCATTATTGCGATGGATAAGTTCGGCGACTCAATCGCAGACGTGACACGTGGCGTAGCTACGCTTATAACAGGATTTAAGGATATAGGCACGTATGGCCGTACGGTTTTAGATATATTTAAGAACTTAGACCCATTCGCACCATTAACAGCTATTGGACAACTAGGTAAACCAAAACCAGGTCCTTTTAGTACGCCTATGACTATTTCTGGTTCTACAGACGCTCAGGTAAAAATAGATAAAGCACGTGCTAAGGCCGAAGCCGATGCAGCTAAGCGTGCTAAAGAATTGTTAGCGCTAACCAAAAAACAAGTTAAGGCACAAGAAGCGCTAAACAAAAAGAAAAAAGAAGAAGGAATTTTAGGACAAATTGCTCAGCGTTTTGACTTAGAGCGTGTGCAGATAGCAGCAGCTTTAGGTGGACAAATAAACGATGTGGAGCGTTTACGCCTAGAACTAATGCAAGCTATTTTGGATGAGGACGTTAAGCGAGCTATTATTCTTGAAGGTCAACTAATTAAAGCTGAGTCTGCTGCAAAAGAGTTAGCAGATTTATTAGACAGCCTAGACGAGTCAGTAGGCGACCCATTTACTGATTGGCCATCAAAAATAACACGCATCCAGGAACTACTCAAAGAGTTGAAAATAAATGTACCTATAGAGACATTATTCGCGGATAAGGGTCTAAAGCTAGACCAGAAGACTATGACCGTTACCACTATTGACCGTATGGACGTAGACGCCACTAATGTCTACATAAACGGCGCTTTGACTGGACAACCTAATAATGTTATGGCTAGTAGCACAAGTCTACCTGCGGATGTATGGGCAGCTTTTACGGCTGGCAATCCGACAGTGGTCGCAGCAGTCGAAGAACACGCAGACGCGGTACTTGCTTTAGCCGATGCTGAGTTATTACTGGCAGACTCTCTATTAGCTGAGTCAGGTGGCAATATAACAGAAATAAACGTGACAGTAGAAGGTTCAGTCATAAGCGAAGGCGACCTGGCTGAAATCATTACAGACATACAGTACGAATATCAGAAGACAGGTAAGGGTATTTTGTACGACCCTATAGCTATCTAATGCCAGCACCTACGTTACGCGTATTTGTAGACTTCGACTCAGACACAGCTTTCGAGGTAAATCCACTTATTCTAGGTTCTGCTACCGAAGGCATTTTAGGTACTAACCGTCTGGGCTCTGGCACACTACCTATAGAGATTACAGACCTGGTAACTAAAGTAGGCATTAGACGAGGTCGTAACCGCATAACTTCTAAATTTGAGCCAGGTACAGCCGATGTAGTTTTGTATGACCAAAATGGCGACTGGAACCCAGCTAACCCTAATAGCGCTTATTATCCTAACTTAGTGCCGTTGCGGCAGATTATTATTTATGCAACCTACGCTGGTGTTGACTATTTTCTATTCTCTGGCTTTATCTCAAAATACGACACAGGGTTCAGACAAGGTAATGAAGACCTGAGCACTGTGACACTTCGCTGCGTAGATGGCTTTAAGCTTCTAGCAGGTTCAGCGGTAGATACCATTCCTGGCTCTGGAGTACAACTCTCAGGAGCTCGTGTAAATGCCATCCTAGACGCCATAGAATGGCCTATAAGCCTTCGAGACATAGACGCTGGTGACTCTACCTTACAGGCAGACCCAGGGGGCTCTAGGAACACGCTAGAGGCCTTACAGACGGTAGAGAACAGCGAGTTCGGTGGTATCTTCTTAGACGCTGAAGGTAAAATTAACTTTGTAAGCCGTAACAACCTTATTACCATTCCAGCCACTTCTGTCTATGATTTCTCTGATACAGGCGTAGATATTAGCTATACCAACGCTGTAGTAGCTTTTGACGATACTACGCTCATAAATGACGTAACGGTTACCCGTTCTGGTGGTACAGCACAAAACGCTTACGACCAGCCATCTATAGATAAATACTTTCTGCACTCAGGTACACGCTCAGGCATCCTAGTCCAGACGGACACGGAAGCTTTGAACCAGGCTAAAGGCATCCTGGCTACTCGTAAAGACCCTGAAGTACGAATAGACAGTATCCAGCTTAACTTGTATGACGACGTTAACCCTAATAAGCCTTTAGCTGGGGTAGACATTGAGATATTGGACGGTGTGACCGTCACTAAGACCATGCCAGGTTCGTCAAGCGTGACGCAGCCTAGCCTGGTTAATGCAATTCATCACGACATTACTAAGTCGTCCTGGATGACGACCCTATACACTTCTGAGCCATTACTAGCTGGTTTCGTGTTAGACAGCGCGATTAGCGGTATACTAGGCGAAGACGTGCTGAGCTACTAAGGAGCAATAATGGCAGGTGCAGGATACAAGCTGTTTAACACGGGTGACGTGCTTAGTGCAGCTCAGGTCAACACATATTTACAAGAGCAAGTGGTCATGCGGTTCGCAACGACTAGCGCGCGTGACACCGCTCTTTCAAGCGTGTTAGCTGAAGGAATGATTTGTTATATAGACGCGGATAATAACCTTTATAAATACACGGGCAGCGCATGGGTTAATGTGGATAGTGGTTCAACTTCCCCATTGACAACAAAAGGCGATTTGTATACATATTCTACAACAGATGCAAGACTTGGTGTTGGCACAAATGGACAAGTTTTGACTGCCGATTCAACAACTGCGACAGGTTTAAAATGGGCTGCTGCCGCTGGTGGCGGAAAAGTTTTGCAGGTAGTTTCAACAACCGCTGGCAATACTTCATCATCAACGAACACATTTGTTGACCATATTTCACTTTCAATTACACCATCATCAACTTCCAGCAAAGTTTTAGTTTTATTTTCAGCGGGTAACGCAACAAAAACATCAAGCGATGCAGGTTTGAACAGTAGATTATTAAGAGGAGCGACTGGTATTCTCACTCTTACAACGATTGCGGCTTATACGAATTCAACCGCAACGAACAGAGTTGGCGCTATTTCTTGCGCTTATTTAGATAGTCCAGCGACAACCTCAGCTACAACATACAAAATTCAAATTGCGAGTTATTACAACAACGCATCAGTTTCGATAAATCCTAACGACGACACAAGCACTTTGACTTTGCTTGAGATAGGCGCATAATGAAACCTAGAGTAGAAGAAGTTATGGCTTTTCTTCGCCCTAATGGTTGGGCTGTATGGGATAATGATTTCTCTACTGCTAAATATTTTGACGGAGTCGAGCCAATTACAGTAGAAGAATATGCTCAAGGTGAAAAAGATTACATTGCCTACTTAGAGCAAAAACAAGCCGAAGCCTTAGCGGCAAAAAATGCAGCGGAAGCAAAATTAGCTGCGCTCGGTTTAACTGCGGACGATTTGAAGGCGCTGGGTCTTGCCTAAACTTTGTAAAGCTGGGCAACAACTCAGAGAGCAGATAGATGACGCATTTCCCAGTAGAGATAGAAGTAGCGATGGAACCGCGGCGTCACCAGGACATAAGGCACATAGTCCTAAATCTGACCACAATCCTGTGGGCCCAGAACAGATTGTACGTGCCTTCGACTGTGACGCTAATCTGGCATCCGACAAGTCCGCGACGTTCGACCTTGCTAATCAGCTTCGATTACTTGCCAGAACTGATAAAAGAATTAGCTATATCATATTTAACGGTAAAATCGCTTCCTGGGTCGGAAACTACCGATGGAGAAAATACCGCGGCATAAACCCGCACAAAACACACATACACATTAGCTTTACAAAACTGGGCGACAAAGACGGCAGTATGTTTAACCTGCCCATTTTGACAGGAGACACAAATGCAGGAACTAAAAGCAATAGCGGCAAGCTGGGCAAGAAGCTTTTTGGCAGCAGGAATAGCAACATACCTAGCGGTCGGCTGGGATGCCAGTGCCATTGTGAATGCCGCTCTGGCCGCGAGTCTGCCAGTCATCCTTCGGTATCTAAACCCTAACGACACAGCTTTCGGAAGGCGATGAACCCGACAGACTGGGCCGCTTTTGTTCTGGCCTGTTTATCTATCGCAGCTATCCTTATCGGTGGTCTGCGTTACATTATTCGCCATGAAGTACCTCTAATAATTGACCGCAGTCATATCGTGTCGCGCATCGAAAAACTGGAGGAGATGGTTCTAGAATTGCTTACTAACGATAGGAGCGCACGTGGCACAAAAAAGAACAAAGGCACAAAAGGCCGCAACGCGTCGCGCTAAAGAGCTAGCAGCTAAACGCCATACTAAAGAACCATTAAAGCCTATTGACATATGGGCTGTAGCTGTCGTTGAAGCGTATGAAGCATTAGTACGCGCTGGGTGGGATAAAGACCATGCACGCTGGTACGTTGAAGATACCATGCGTATTCCAGATTGGATTATCCCTAATCCCGATATGAGTCCATATGAGGATGAGGAAGAAGAAGATTAAGCGCATTGTCGTTATATCTGACTTACAAGTACCATTTCATGACACAAAAGCCATTAGAAACGTTAGCAAGTTCATCACAAAATACAAGCCTGACGACGTTTTATGCGTGGGTGATGAGCTCGATTTCCAGACCATCTCACGTTGGTCTAGTGGGCGGGACGAGTGGTCGGGAACTATTGGACGTGATAGAAATACTTGCCAAGAAGTTCTTTACGACCTCAGGGTTACCCATATCGTCCGAAGCAATCACACGGACAGACTCTACAAATCCCTAGCATCTAGGCTGCCTGGCTTGATTGGATTGCCAGAGCTAGAGTACGAGAACTTTATGGGCTTTCGTGAGTTAGGCATTAAATTTCACCGTAAGCCATACGAGATAACTAAAGACTGGATAATGGTCCACGGTGACGAACAGAGCACAAAGCCACAAGGCGGTTTAACGGCCCTAGAAGCCGCTAAAAGGCATGGTAAGTCGGTGGTGTGTGGTCATACCCATAGGCAGGGTATTTCGAGCTTTACAACGGCCTCTGGGGGCCATTTAACGGGTATCCTGACAGGCTTTGAGGTAGGACATTTAATGGATACCACACAAGCGTACTACACACGTGGGACATTCAACTGGCAGCAGGGCTTCGGCATCCTATACGTAGACCGTAAAGGTGTGACGCCCGTCACAATACCCATAGATAAGTCTGGGTCATTTGTAGTAGAGGGTAAGCGGTACGGCTAAGCCGTTATCAAATCGTTATACGACACGCCGATACTGGCGTGGTATTTGTCTGCTAGCGAGCGTACATTCTGACTTGTGAACATGGCGTTCACAGGGAAGGAACAAATGGAAACAAAATTGCAACAGGCACAAAACGAACTAGATGGACTTATTATGCATCTAAATTATTTAACTAATAGATACGACAACGCAAATTCGACGGGCGAGCAGCGATTTCTGAAAATTGCATTAGACGAAGTAAAGCGTTCAATTGCCGAAACTAGTCAGGAAATAAATGGCATGGAGTACGCGGTCAATGCTTAAACACAACTTAACACCAGAGCAGATTGTTTACGTCTGTTTTGGATTACTAATAGCTATGTCTTTAGCTTATTGGTTCATAACTTCACTAACCGAAAAACACTACAAAAGGGGCTATACACATGGGTACAACAGGGCGAAGTGGCTTTACAGCCAAAGAAATAATGGCGGAAGCCGCAGAAACGCTTGATGAACGCGGTCTCGACTACGGGCATCCAGCGATTAACATTAAAAGAATTGCGAACCTCTGGGCGACATATTTCGGACGGGAAATTGACCCGCTGGACGTCTGTATCTGTATGGCTCTGGTCAAGGTCTCACGTATCGTCGAGACTCCTAACAGAGACTCATTCATTGACCTGGTCAGTTACGCCGCACTTGCAGGAGAGTCGGTTATTGGAGAGTGGGACAATTTCGATGGCAATTACTAGAACTCCTAGAGGTACTTACTGCGATTACTGCAAAATGCACTGGGGCGTCAACGACCCCAGGGGACAAGAACAGGCTGTGTGGTCTATACGGTCAGAGCGCTACGGTAAGGTCATTAACCGCCACTACTGCTATATGTGCGCTAAGTACGTACAGACATGGTGGGACGGCACGCTATGGTCATTCAAAGAGCAGCTTGAATACACAGAAGGGTCTATGAGACTAGATGTTTAACTTAGAAAACTATGAAGACGTAGATACGCGCATACATAAGTTTTACGAAGAATATCCAGATGGTGCGATTATTACAGAACAGGTTATGAACGATGATGAAAAAGGAATTACCATCTTTAAGGCTATTGCTTACAGAACTTATGCTGATAGTCAGCCTTCCGCTACTGGTTTCGCGCGTGGTGTTCGTAAGGACCGTGGCGTGGACGCTGCTTTTCATTATGAGAATTGTGAGACTAGTGCAATCGGTAGGTGTCTCGCTAACCTGGGACTGTCTGCTAAAGGAAAGCGACCTAGCGCTCTCGAAATGGCTAAGGTTAACGACACTAAGAATAACCCTGCACCAATTCGTGTCAGAACAGAGGAGCAAAAAGAATTTCTCAAAACAACTAACCCAGCAGCCGAAATTGTATGGGATACTACGTTAGAACCACCAGCAGATGTAGTTTCAGCTTTTGATAATGCAGTGGATTTAGTAAAGACAGAGCTGAAGGCTGAACCAATGCCAGAATGTAAACATGGTCAGATGAAGCTTAAAGAAGGCAAGGGGCCTAAGGGACCTTATCGGGGTTATACGTGTCCGTTACCTATGAGCCGTAAAGCTGAGCAGTGCAAGGCTTTCTGGCAGGTCGTAGACCCGAGTGGGCGCTGGTCATTTAGGCCTGAGGATGAAGAACGGCTATGAGTCAATCCAGGAAGTATCGAGGGTACGCTTCTCAAAAGCTCGTAGCTGACTACCTACGCTCCCACGGCTGGGAACACGCTTTACCCGTGGGGGCTGGTAGGGATGGCACTGACATTACAGGTGTGCCAGGCTTAGACATTGAGATTAAAGCTCGTACTAAGCTAGACTTATCTGGTCTTATGAGACAACTCAAAGACAGAAAACTGAATACTGGCATGGGCGTAGGGGTGTTACGCCTGAATGGCCAGGGTGAGGCGGCTATCCAGGACTGGGTGGCCGTTTTGCGTTTAGAGGACCTTGTTTACTTATTGAAAGCGTCTGGGTATGGAACCAACACTGATACATAGGTGTATTGGATGCGGCCTATGGATATACGGAAATAGAGCGAGGTGTGAGTCATGCCAGTCTATGAGTTCAAATGCGACAGATGCGAACGAGTTAACGAGATAGAACTTCCGATGGAAGCTGCTAAAGAGATGATATGCGCCGAATGCGGCGTTTATATGTGGCGAGTGTGGGCTCCTATAGCTACACACTTTAAGGGTACTGGATGGGGTAAAGAGTAATTGTGACTCAGGTCACATTAGCTACGACACGCCGAAAGGTTACGCTCAAATCATGAATAAACTTGACAGGTATGTTATGCTCAGACCGCTTGCGCGCCTGAGAGGCAGCGCACTTCGCGGACGAGCATTAGGCCGACTTATTGTCATTTTAGCGTTGCTAATGACGTATAGCTTCGCTGCAGCAGAAGAAATATCACCAGCGATAAAAGAAGATAAACAGCCATTTCACATTAAGAATGTAAAACTGTATTTGTATAACAAGCTAGAGTGGGATGAGTTCCAGTGTGCTAATGAGTTAGCTATACGTGAGAGTAACTGGAGAGTAACAGCAGTAAACAGGGACTCTGGTGCATATGGCATATTTCAGCATATGAGTAAGTATGCGCCTACCTGGGATGCTTACCAACAAATAGATAAACACATAGAATATATTGAAGCTCGTTATGATGGTTCATGGTGTAAAGCCTTAGCTCACTCTTTGAGGTTCTCATGGCATTAGTATTATTAGTTATGTTACTGGTCAGTAGCTTAGGATTTATGTATTATTTATCGAAGATAATAGATGAGATAGACGAGTATGAGTCATGGCTCTAAAGCCATATAGGTCTACAGCACATTGGAAGAAGCTACGACTACAAGTACTGCGTAGAGATGCGTACACGTGTGCGTATTGTGGTGACATAGCTACTCAGGTAGACCACGTATGGCCTAAGA